GTTCGCATCCTTTTAAGGAAATTGCTGCCATTATAGAAAAAGTAAAGGACGAACAGGGCGAGTGAAAGTACAATGGATTGTAAGTTTTCATCTTCGCCCTGATTTGCCTTTAAGTGACATCAAAATGGAAAAAACAAATCTTGGTAACAAGAAAAATCAAGAATATAAGCCGGAAAGGAATGCAGACGGCACATTGAAGAAAGGTTTTAGTGGTAATCCATCTGGTCGTCCGAGAGATACAATGAAAGATTTTCTCCGAAGGAAACTCATTGATATGACTGATGAGGAGAAAGAGAATTTTTTGAAAAAAATTTCTCATGAAGAACTTTTCAGAATGGCTGAGGGCCATCCTCACCAAACGACTGATGTGACAAGTGGTGGTAAACCAATTCCGATCATCGCAGGCATAACTCAAAAAGATAATGTTGTACTCGATAACGACGGCGACAAAAAAGATCAATCAGTTGCGCCAGAGAATCAGAGCGGTGCAAGGGGGGACGGGAGCGTCGAAGACAGTATCAATTCTCTTATTGCTGATTGATAACTGTCAGAGTGATACAACACCGACATTGACAAGTGTAGTTTCGGAGAGTTTTCCTCACCTGAAACGGGGGGTGATGAAAGATTTTCTCATGATCATGAAGTCGCACAATTACTTTAAAGATGCGGCTTGGAATCGTTCAGATTATACCTATTCATTTGAGACAGGATCAAAGATTGAATTTTTCTCTGCCGATCAACCAGGGAAAGTTCGAGGGCCGAGACGAGATAGATTGTTTATCAATGAGGCGAATAATGTTCCCTATGAGACGTTTGATCAGCTTGAAGTTCGTACCAATGATTTTGTTTATATAGATTGGAATCCAGTCTCCAGCTACTGGTTTGATGAGGAAGTGAAAGAGAAGCGCAATGACGTTGGCCATTGTATCGTGACGTATAAAGATAACGAGGCATTATCACAGAATATCGTCCAGAGTATTGAACAGCGTAAAGGTAATAAAAATTGGTGGAAAGTATATGGCCTCGGAGAACTTGGAGAGATTAGTGGCAAGATTTTTAATAATTGGCAACTCCTTGATGAAATACCGCATGAGGCGCGATTGATGAGTTACGGACTCGACTTTGGCTATTCAAACGATCCTACGGCCATTGTAGCGATCTACACGTACAATGGTGGTTATATCCTTGATGAGATAACATTTCAAAAGGGGCTGAGTAATAAGCAGATCGCGGATATTTTAAAAATAAAAGATCAAGCTCCCATCATGGCGGATTCAGCCGAGCCAAAATCCATTGATGAGATTTACGGATACGGCATCAATATCTTGCCGGCTCCGAAGGGACCAGGGTCAGTACAACAAGGCATTCAGTATGTCCAAGGGGAGCGGATGTCAGTGACAAAACGTTCGGTGAATGTCATCAAGGAATATCGAAACTATTTGTGGCAGACTGATAAGGATGGGAAGATTCTCAATGTTCCTGAGCATCATTTTTCCCATAGTCTCGATGCTATTCGGTATGGCATGATGACAAAATATAAACCGCTTGATCCAAAGAAAGAAGAGAATTTGTTATTTCAAAAAGCAATGCGTGAGAAAAAACGCAAGAAAGAGAAAGTCATGTTAAGAATGGCTTGAATCTATGGCAAAGCATAAAAAGAATGAAAACAATTTAAAAGATTGGATACCAACTGCTGAACAAGAAGAGCGGCAAACTTTTGTGTATACAGCGTTGCGAGAGATGCACGATGTGATGGCGCAATCGTATGCTGAATTCAACGATCGGACGCTTGTGCAATTTATTGATGATTCGCAAAAGAGACTCAACTCTTATGTGATGGATCGCGATGCACAAGGGAAGGAGGCGCATCTGGCAAATGTCTTCACGCCGTTTACAAGAAATAAGTTGAAAGCAATGGTGGCGAACGTGGCAAAGGATGTCCCGAAGATTGCTATCAACGCGGTGAATGAAGCGAATCAGTTGTCGTTCAAGCGAGCGGAAGTCATGAAGAATCTTCTTCATGCTTCATACGTTGAACGCGGTAATAATCCCGAGAAGATTTCATTCTTTGACGCTTGGAATTGTTCGGGGAATGGTACGGTTATCAAGTACGACGGCTATCTGCAAACAAAACAGAAGCGAAAGATCATTGAGTCTTTTGATCAAATTGATGGGAAAGTAAAATGGAAAGAAGAAGAAATGGAAGTTGAGTCACGGGCTATTGAAAAAGATATACCGCTCAATCGTTTCTATATTCGCAATCCCTATATCACCGATATACAAGAACAACCAGATGTCATTTGGCTTGAGCTTTATGATGAGGATACTTTTGATATTGAATTCGGCAATTATAAGAACGCAGACGCGGTTCCTTCTTTTGCCGGACTCTCAACTGATGAGATTGCCACATTCTATGGTGAGAATATGTTTGATGGCGATGTCACTCGGCGTAAGATTGTCCTTCGTTATTACAACAAAGCAAAAGATGAATTTTCAATCTGGGCGAATGGCATTGAACTTCTCTATGCCCCTCTTCTTTGGGGCCGAAAAAAGAAATACTATCCATTCGCCAAGACTGTGTTTGAGCCATTTGCAAAGAGCAATTTCTTTTGGGGAAATAGTCTGCCGAACATTTTGATGAGTGAACAAGATGTGGCGAATTCGTTCTTGAATGCCATGATTGATAAGACGCATCGATCATTGCAAACACCGATGCTCATTGATGTACAGAATCGTGATGCTTTCCAACTTGAGGATGAGTATGTAACTGGTGACACAAAGATTTATGTCAATAACATCAATGGCGTAAAGCCGATGCCGATTGATTCTGTTTCGCAAGCGGAATTTTCCATGCTTGAGACAGTGCTTCGAGGACTTGATATGGCGGGTGGCGATGCGGTGCAGGGAGGTGTTGCCGGTTCTGGTTCAACGGCCCGCGAGATTGTTATTGCCAATGAACGAGCGGATGAGGTGAAAGGACTTTTCTTTGTCATGCTGAAAGACCTTTGGTTGCAAAAGTATATTCTGCGGATTGAGAACATTCTGCTGCACTACGCGACCAATATGAAAAAGGTTGAACGGCTTGTCGGAAAAGAAAAGAAAAAGGTTTTTCAAAATCAGTTTAATCTGCCGAACGCAACACTTTCCGATGGCGTGATTGGTGAGATGCAGATGGTTGCGGTGAAAGGAAAAGAAAATCTTCCGTCTGAGGGGGAGATTGACATTGAAGAGGAGATGGCAAGAATGCAAGGAAAGCGTATTGAAAAAGTGTACTTTGCATCGGATTATCTTGATGAGTGGGAATATGACCTCGAAGTTCAAACGGAATCATTGCGAACGAAACAACGCGCGCTTGATATGGCGCTTGCGGCAGAAAAGTTACAGGCAGTGCAAGCATTCTTCCCTGAGATATTTGCCGCGAACAAAGAAGAATTTTTTAGAGACTTCATGAAACGGTTTAATGATGATCCTGAACGTTATCTCGCAACTGCTGAAAAGTCGGCAACGCAACAAGAGCAGTTACAACAACCAATAGCTACGCCACAGCTGCAAGGCGGCGGTATCGGTGAGATACTTTCGCAAATTGGCGGGCCATCAATGCAGTCACTTCCACAATTAACCGGAGCACAAGTATGATGCACGATATGTTTGAAAGAACACTTGAAGGGACAGAGCGCGTGATTATTTTTGATGCTGAAGAAATTCCTGAAATTCTGAACTGGAAGACAGGGGGAGATTATTCGATTACTTTAAAACTTCACCAGTGTGAGAAAACAGAACATGAGGACATGCCCGTACGGGCAACGTTTAAGATTTCAGAAATTGTTGTCAATGATATGACAAAAGAAAAAACAAAAGATACTACAACGGAAATGAGATATGTTTCCTTTAATGATTCTGTCGGCGGACAGGATAAATAATATGCGCTGGTGGTTCATTCGATTACTCATGCGGCTTTTGGGGGAACATGGCCCGAAGAAGTACGATGGTATTGATGAACAAGCGAAAGATGATTGGTTGGTATCTCTTTTCGGACAGCGCGGGTTCCAATCATATTTTACTTATCGTGATCTTCAACTCCTGAAAAGTATTGCACTTGGCGTGGATCGGGAAACGTATTGTCGCTTGATTGGGCAGAGAACGGAATTACTTTATCTTGTTGGTGAATCAAAGAGACTGTTTGATAAATTGCAGAAAGAGAAAAAAGATTTGAATTCTTAAATTGTTCTTTACAAAACTTGGATGCTCACTGGGGGAATCATCTTGAAAAGGAGTGATTCCCTAAGTGAGCTTCTGAGCCAAGAAGTAAGAAGCCAAAACAGAGGAATCTAAGGTTCACTCCCCCAGAAACCTACGTTACGGCTTCTCTCGCGGGGAGAAAGAATCACCTTTCTTTCTCCCCGCATCTTATCAATATATGGCCGTTGACCGAAGCGGCTTTAAACAAGGTTTAAAACAATATGTCAGAAGAAAAAGATTTGAAAGAGGATGATGTTGATTCGCAAGAATCAACAGAAACTCCTGATGACAATGATCAGTCATCGAAAGAGGATGATGTTGATTCGCAAGAATCAACAGAAACTGTCGAAGAATTGAAAGAACAACTCGCTAAGGCGGAATCAGACCGCGATAATTATCGCAAAGGTATGCTTTCCGCGAAGGCAAAGGATCGGATGCTCGTGCCAAAAGAAAATGTTTCCACTCAACCTAAAGTCGAGCAAGAAGAGGTTGATATTTCCGAAGAGAAAGTTTTAACTGTTATCTATCGGCAAAATGAGAAACAAATTCTGCGCGATGTAATCAATCCTGATTCGTCCTTTTATCTATCCGAACTTGTTGATGATTCACAGTACAATGAGATTGTCGGATACCTTCCGCGAAACATTGACCGCTCAACGCCACAGGGCATTCACCGTGGCCTTAAAGCGGCCATCGCGGCATGGAAAGAAGACAATGGCATTGTAACGAAAAAATCGCGGGATAAGTCCGCGCAAGTGGACTTGGCCGCGACAAAAGGAACATCAACCGGTGAGATAGTAAAACAAGGAAGGACGAGAAAGAAAATACTTTCAAAACCAAAGACAGTGAAAGAGTGGTACTAATTAAATAATTTAACTAACCCTATGGCTTTTCGACCTTTGTTTGGATACGATGGGAAAATCCGTTTACGAGGTGTCGCTGACGCAGTGACAGTCACCAAGGGCGATGCGATGGTTGATAATGGAAGTGGGTATCTCACAACCGCGTCTGCTGGAGGTGGTGCTGATGTTCGTTTTGTTGCAATGGAAACGGTCACTACGACTGCCGATAACCAACAAGTTTTGGTTGTTGATACAGATGGCGTGACATTTTCCGCCGATGTTGACGCTGCTGCTGCACAAACTGATGTTGGTACTGAAGCCGATCTTGCGGCTGCTGGACAAGTTGATCCTAACGCTTCGGCTGATGATATTTTCTATATCGAAGCGATTGATGGCGTTGTTGGCACTTCAACTGTTGTGATCGGACACTTTACTCGTGGCGTGATGAATTCTTAGTAATTGAATAAAACTTATTAACTTATGCCTTAACGATAGGGCATATAAAATTCTCTCTGATCAAAGCGAATAGCCAGAAGTGGCCAACGCACTGGAAGATAAGATCACCAGAAACGACCAAGCGAGAGAACCCCGTTTGCGGGGGTGCAATGGTCTGTTCTACAGCAATAACAAAATGAAACTGTAGAAGTGAACAGAAATGATTCACTCGGAAGTTCTAAAAACTTCTCGTAACAAGTAAGATTCTTACATCAGACTTTGCAGCCCTTACCGATGACTTGCAAGAGATCTTCAATGAAACTGCGAAGAGCACTCTTGCGGACATGGTGGGTATGCAAGTCTTTAAAGTGCAAGATACGGATCGTCGAACCTACGACTATCTGACAGTCCATGGGCTTGATGTCATTCAACTCGTTGCACAAGGAAGTGATCTTCCTGAAGCAACTGCAGTACAGGGCGACACAGCCACATTTACGCAAAGTCGCTTTGGCGGTCTCGTAGCAGTGACGAAGGACATGCGTATGTTTGATCTTCATGATCAGATTGAAGCGATTGTCCGATCAGCAGCCGATGATGCCTTCCATAAAGTTGACCAGAGCCTCGGAGATGTATTGGGAAATGGATTTTCGTCCGCAGCGTATACAGATGTCTTTGGTGCATCAGTTGCATCAACCCCGCCAGATGGTGTTGCGCTTTTCTCCGCATCACACTCAAATAATTTGAACTCGAATACCTTCCGCAATCTTATTCGCTATCCCGTGGGAACTGACAATCCCGCTCTCTCTCGTGAAGCGGTGGTGCAAGCGATTGTTGATGGAATGAACCACACTGATGCGCAAAGCATCAATCGCCCAGTGAAACTTGATACTCTTCTTGTTTCTCCAGCGAACTGGGACTTGGCGATGCGTATTGTTCATTCCGATCAGATTTCTGGATCAGCAGAAAATGACACGAACATGAATTTGAAGGGTCGTTTGAATGTGAAGGTCTGGGAAAAACTAACGACACGAACAGGTGGCACGGATACCTCAGCATACTGGTATCTCTATGATTCAAAAAAAGTTGGCGAATCATTGAAGGCACTCTTTGCGGAGCGACCATCACTCGATGCGCCAGAACAGGTGTACAAGAACAAGAACTGGGATTACTCCATTGATTTCTATTATGCAATCGGTAGAGGATTCCCCGCTTTCGTGTGGGGCAGTACAGGGGCATCATAGAAACAGCAATCATGTTATAGTGTAGTAACAATTTGGGTAGTAGCTCTCGTAAGTAGAGAGGGAGGTTATCTCTCCCTCTCTAGCCCAAACAATATAATTAAGATAACTAATTATGAAAAAGAGATGTCTTTATTGTAAGAATTTCTTTGAAAAACCTTATTCTTGTTCTATAAGAAATTGGACAGATTCAAATTCTAAAAATTTTAGAAAATGCTGTTCAAAAGAATGTCAAGGAAAATATAGAAAAGGTAATAAGGAATATATCTCAAAGTTAGACTTAAGTGGACTTGAGCTTGGTAGAATATGGTGGAAGGGAAAAAAGCGAAATAAACCACCATGGAATAAGGGTAAGAAGATGTCTGAAGAGACAAAAAA